GGCCATTTCTGGCACGTCTTCAAGGTCTGTAAGGTAGCCATTAATTGCGTGTCTGACGGCGTTCTTTTCGGTATCCGTGAGCGTGATTGACATATGGTCAGGTCAGCGGGTGATGGTTCTGGTGAGCGTCTGGCTGGTGATGGTTACTGATTGACATTCGGGAACGTTCATCAGGTGTCCCCTTGCCACGGTCTTGGCGTGCCAAAGGGCTGGGCTGGTGTTCAGATAGCCCCTCTTGGCGTCCATGCCACCGCATGAGCAGGTGAGATGATAAGAGATGTTTTTTGAGGGCATAGCAAGGTCTTCTAATCCCCCGATAAGGGTTCAGGGGAATAAGCGAGCGGCCAAGCGTTCGGAAGGGCTGGGCATCCTCTTACTCGGGAGTTAGCCGGTTCAGTCGCGGACTTACTAGGTTGGCCGTTCGCTTATGGCAGGTTGTCAAGGTTCTAAAGGTCGCTGTGTCCTATCTGATACTCACCTTAGCACGTCTGGCTTATGGTGTCAAGTCCTATGTGCTAGTGAAGGAGCTAGGAGAAGTCAGAGCCAGACCCGCAGACGTTGCAGTAGCCGCCCGGGTTGGTGTTGAAGGAGCAGCAGGCGCGGCGAACTGGCGGGACGTAGGAGGATTGAGGGCGCGACCAAGAGCGGGGAGCGGCACCGGCTAGAAGCTCGGCACAGCGGGGGCAAGTGGCGTCTTTGCGGCCAAAGGTCATCTTACAGTCGTCTTTGTGCTTGGTGATGGTCATAAGGTTTCGGGTTGGTCATTGGCTTAAGTGCCTTAACCTACTGTTAGGATAGCATACTATCGTATAGTTGTCAAATAAGGCTAAGATTAGGTAAGAAGTGAAGTTATACACAAGATGACTTAAAAAAACATTAAGGACTATTAAGGGGTTTGTAACTTTACTTAGAAAAAAAGAAAAGTATATGTATACATAGCAAAGAAAAGAAAGAAGAAGAAAGTTAAGGAGCAACCCCTTAATAGTCATTAACATTTTAACAAATCTCTTTTATTTCTCTAACATTAGCCATTTAATACATTATTTGACGCTACAAAAACGACATTATATAATGTCGTTATAGTGTCATTTAAGACACAAAACGACTAACAAATTATGCCTTCAATACGAATAACCATTAATCAGAGGGTAAAGGAAAAAATGGAAGATGAGGCCGACAAGCGCATGATGACAAACTCTGAATACGTTTCAGAGGCATTGAGGCAGTTTTTTAATTCCACAAATGAAAAGACTGGATTGACTGACTCAAAAATAAAAATTGTTGAAGCACCCAAACTTTCAGGACAAGATAAAAAGAGCCTTAGAAGTGAATTGGAGATGATGAACGAAAGGAAACTAGACGGAGATGACATAGATGATGACTTCCTGTCATGCGTTGATGATGTATATCAGAAGCTCACCGGAATAAAGGTCAATCGTGAAGAGCTTCCAGATGGATATAAAACGATAATCCCAAATGAGTCTGACAAATGCCAGATGTGCCTACATAACAAAAAGGTTAAAGGATCGTTGATTTGCTCTGATTGCCAGCCGATAAAGTTTCAAGGTGAAATAAAACAGTAGGCAAGAAGGCACGGCACATCAACCGTGCCTTTTGTTATACCCTGCTACGTCACCAGACGCGCCACGCTGGACTATGAGGGCATGAGATGAGGGTTAGGACGTTGGAAGGTCAGGGGGCAGCGTAGGGGCAGGGGAGATACTGAATACATATCTTGTTCAGTTCATGATGTGTCGTATAATATATGATGATTGTTTCATATGGAACAGATGAAGTTTTACGAAACTTGTGATAAGGAGATTGTTGGAAAGAGCACACCCAGAAAGCGAGGGGGGGTGAAGGAAAAATAGGGCATATCCATTTTTTCCCCATATCCCTAGTCATACTTCTTAACATTTTACTTCAAGTCACACTTAGTGATATGCTTCAACATATGCAGAACAGAACCACCATTCCCAAGACTGTCTCCTTCTCCAAGGAGGAGATTGATATTCTGGAGAAGGTAAAGGAGGAGCATGGCTTTCACTCCTTCTCGGCGGCCATAGCTTTCATCATCAACTCCTATGCCAAGACACCGTGAGTTCGACCCTGAAGCGGACGCCCCCACTCGCCCTCCGCGCCCCACCCTCTGCGCCCTCACCGACGCCACCTACCCAGACATCAAGGCCAACTACGAGGAGGCCATACTTTCTGGCTGTTCCAAGGACGAGGCGGCGGCATTCGCCCTCATCTCCTACTTCGACCACACCTCCTTCTTGGCTAGGGTGCTGTCCGAAGACCCTGACTGGCTGAACAACCTCACTGCGGTTGGGAAGACGAACCTCAAGGCTACTGCTAGAGTTCATACTGCTCGCAGGGTCAGGGCTGGGGACGCGGCGTTCGTCATGCCCATCGCTCAGGCTACATCACCAGACCTCAGCCCGCGCCACGAGAGCCTTCCTCAGGGTACTACCTACAACATCATGGTTTTTGGCGGTGATAAGGCCGCGACTGCTGCGCCTCCTGCCATCGAGGCTGAAATCTCCTGACTATGGACATCGACATTCCGCTTAATTTCCGACCTTCGGAGACGCCTTGGTATCTTCCTGTGCTGGACTCTCCCGCCAAGTACAAGGTGCTTTGCTGTCATCGACGCGCTAGAAAAACGTCTCTGGTCGCCGCCGACCTAGTTCGTCAGAAGTTCCTTACCACCAAGAACGTACTGTATCTCGCCCCTTACCGAGAGCAGGCCAGGAAGCTCATTTGGGAGGCTCCGAATATGCTCCAGAACTTCATGCCGCCAGAGGTTTGGAAGGAGCGCAATAATTCCGAGATGAAATGCCCTACTCCGAACGGGGGATTTCTTTACGTCTCTGGCTCGGATAACTACGAGGCTTTTCGCGGAATGGACATCGGCTATCTCGCGCTGGACGAGTGGGACGACCAAGACCCGAAGCTGTGGAACGAGGTCTTCCTTCCTATCCTTGGCGTCAATGGCGGCAAGGCCACCATCATCGGGACGCTCAAGGGCAAGGCAGACCTGTGGAACAAGCTGCAGTACGCTCTCACGTCTGGAGACCCCAACTGGTACGGGCTTCTTCTCAAGGCCAGCGAGTCTGGGATAGTGCCGAAGGACGTGCTGACGGAGATTGAGAGGACGATGCCCCGCTCGACGTACCAGCAGGAGTTCGAGTGCGAGCCTCTGGCTGACGGTTCAGTCGTCTTCCGCGAGCCGAGACGACTAGTAAAGGCGGGAATCGCGCAGGACGCCGCCCATCGTCACCGCATGGGCGTCGACCTCGCCAAGCACTCCGACTTCACGGTCATCACTCTGGTAGACGTCAGCCTACCGCGCTTCGCCGTGCTTCCGCAGCGCAGGTTCAACAAGATTGAGTGGTCTATACAGCGCGGCATGATTGAGGCCGAGTACTTCAAGGCCAACAATCCAGACGGACACTATGACAGCACTGGCATCGGGGACGTAATCGGAGAGGAGATTGAGAAGACTTGCAAGAGGCTCAAGGGATACCGCTTCACTGGACCTAGCCGAGAGGAGCTGATTAACAACCTCGTGCTTGTCATGGAGAACGACAGGATTACTCTGCCTGACGACGACGGGCTGATGGCCGAGCTTGAGGCGTTCAGGTGGGTTGCCAACCGTGCGGACGCCAGCCCGACAGACAGCCGCGTCAAGTATCGCGCCGAGGCTCCTGCCTCGATGCACGACGACCGCGTGATGTCGCTGGCGCTGTCCTGCTGGGAGCTTCCAGATAAGGCAGTCGGCTCAGGCTCAAAGTTTATGATGACGCCAGAAGAAAAGAGGTTCTACGGAATCATGCGTGAGAAGCGCGTCAGGGAGGGAAGGGGAAACGGCTCCTTGCGCATGGCCTAGGCGTCGGGGTATAATTACCGCATATGAATGAAACCAGCGTCACAAGGGCACGTTTCGTCACGGACAGGGTGAGAACCCTGCTTGATGACGTTATGGGAAGGAAGCGTCCGGAGTTCAACGAGCGAACTCTCAAGATGTTTGTCGATGACTCTCAGAAGCGCCTGAACGCCTATGTCCGCACCCGCGAGGAGCAGGGCAAGGAGGAGTGGCAGGCCAACGTCTTCACTGGCTCCACCCGCAACAAGGTTCGAATCTACGTCGGCTCGGTAGCCAAGGACGTTCCGCTCATCTCCATTTCAGCCACGGGCACGTCGGGGGAGCGCTCGCGTCTTCGCGCCGACTTCCTCAAGGAGCTCGTGCGCCAGAGCTTCGTCGACATCGACAACCCAGAGATGACGTGCTTCCTGGACGGCTGGAACTGCGCCGCCAACGGAACGGTCATCAAGCACGACTGCTGGGTCAACGAGACTGGCAAGACCGAGGAGGTCGTCTCATACGACTCCGAGACTGGGGAAGTTGTGACTAGGGAGATTGACGCCGGTGACGGCGTTGGTCGCGCCGTTGAGGTTGACGTTCCTCTGATGACCATGCTCATCGGTGACGCCAACGTCGTCGACATTCAGGAACAGCCAGAGCTTGCTTGGGTTCAGTTCATGGACGAGGCGGAGTTCCATTCCGAGTTCTCGAAGTATCCGAACTTCAAGGACGTGAAGCCAATCAGCCTGATTGACGACAGCGAGTTCAAGGCTTTCTTCGGGGACGAGTTCGGGGTGAGCCGAGAGCGCAAGGGCTATCAGGTAGTGCGCTACTACTGCAAGCGGATGCTTGAGGACAAGGACGGCAACACCACTGACGGGGACAAGCGGAAGCTGCGCTCCTGCTACCGCATCGTGGCCAACGACACCATGCTTCTTGACGCCCCTCTTCTCTGGGGCGGAAGGAAGAAGCGCTATCCTTTCTCCAAGGCCGTGTTCGAGCCGTTCGCCAAGCCGATGTTCTACGGCAACTCTTTGCCCAACATCATCATCGGGTTGCAGGACGAGGAGAACGCCCTTGAGAACTCCATGCTCGACAAGGCTCACCGCTCGCTTGAGACGCCGATGCTCATCGGCTCCGTCAACCGCGACGACTTCGACCTTGAGGACAGGGAAGTGACCGGCTCCGACCGCGTTTACGTCTCCGACGTGAATCAGGTAAAGCCCATGCCCGTAAATGGCCCGACACCAGGAGAGTTCTCCATGCTTGACCGCGTGAGCAAGCTGCTTGACAACGCCACTTCCGACGCGTTGCAGGCTGGTCAGACAGGTTCTAACCCAACTGCAAGAGAGGCCGTTATCGCCAACGAGCGCGCCTCGGAGATGAAGGGCATCTTCTTCCTCTCGCTCAAGGACCTGTGGCTCCAGAAGACGCGTCTCCGACTTGAGTCCATCATCGCCAACTACGACAGGAAGAACTCCAGCGGCAAATACAGGACGGTCAACGTCAATGACGCCAAGCTGTCCGACGGACGCAGGGGCGCGTTGCGTCTCATGGTCGCGGAGCCGAAGGAGATTAACGCCATGAACGCCGTGGCTGGGTACGGTCAGGACGGAAAGCCGTTCAACGTGCTGGACGTGCGCGAGCAGGAGGAGTTCCTGCGCGAAGGGACTCCCATCGAGATTGTAGCCATTCCACCCGGATATCTCGACGACTACGAGTACGAGATTGACGTACAGACCGAGAGCGTCAAGCAGAAGGGCAAGAGCGTCGACATGGCGCTGATGTCCGAATACACGGGGCTTGTCGCGCGTCTGTTCCCAAACAGGTTCCTCGCCAACGAGGAGAGGTTCTTCGACGAGATAACCAAGCAGTACGGAATGGACCCGAAGTCATACCAGACGGCACAGCCGCAGTCGGTCTCTCCTATCTCGGAAGGAGACCCGTCAGGCTCAAGAATGACTAACACCCTTTCCGCTGGGGCGAAGAGCCTTGAGGGGATGGGTCAACTGCAATGAGATACCTGCTCATAAAAATCCTGTTCGCCATCGCTTTTCCAAAATCCTACCGACAGTTCCAGCCGAAGGACTTTGACGAGGAGAAGGTCAGCCTCTGGCTCGCCAACTCCTTTCAGGAGGACGGCTACCGAATGTATTACGTCGCCAAGGACAGGCAACTGATGCGCGACATGGCCAGCGGCATGGAAGGCAAGGATTATTGGGTCAGCTACGGACGAAGAATGGCTCTGTTTGACCTGATGCACGAGATGGAAGTAAAATATAAGAAGGAGAAGGCGAGAAAGTAGTCCTTTAAGATAAAAATCCAGCGGGTGAACAAGTCGGGTGGCAGTAATTACCCTCCTGACGTGGTTATGTTCACCCGTGCCACGGCAGAAGGGCGATTATGACCACCTGAAAGGGCGGTCATTTTCGTCATCTAATCCACACGATGCAGGAAGGAGGGACTCCTGTCGAAATAAGCCTCTAAAAAGCGTATGGAAGACACCAAGGAGAGGACTCTTGGGGAAGAAACCCAAGAAGAAGTCGACGTTACCGTCGACGAGGGCAAGGACGACGGAGAAGATACCGTCGAAAGCCTAAAGGAGCGCCTTGAGAAGGCCGAGCAGGACAAGGAACGCTATAAGAGCGACCTGCTGGCGCTCAAGAAGTCCGGTAGGGCTGACAAGCAGCCAAAGAAGGACGCTGTTGGCGAGTCGGCGGTTGACGCCGCCATCAACAGGCGCAACGAGAAGTCGGTCCTCAAGAGGGTGACGGACGAAAACGACGAGTTCTTCATTTCAGAGCTAGTCAACGACGATGACTTCAACAAAATCGTTGGTTACCTGCCGAGAAACATCGACCGTTCCAGCGAGAAGTCAATCCACAAGGCCCTAAAGCTGGCTGTCAGCGCATACAAGCTGGATAAGGGCGAGAAGGAAGAGAAGAAGGAAAAGAACACGGCGGCGGCAGACGTTGCCGCCACGACCAAAAAGCCGTCGTCCACCTCTGGTGACGACGGAAAGAACGCACCCAAGTCTTTTAAGAAGCAAAGCCAGTCGATTAACGACTGGTATAAGCACTAACAACCTATGGCCATCAAGCCCATCCGTTACGACAGCGGCAAGGTTCTTCACCTTCCGCTGGCCGCCTCCGCTGCGGTCACCAAGCACCAGCTCGTCAAGTACGCCAGCGGCTACATCACCGACGCCGCCGCTGGAGACAACGAGGTCGAGTACGTCGCCCTCGAAGCCAAGACCGACGCCACTGCCTCCAACGGCGGCACGTTTGTCGACGTCCTGCCGATTGACGACGTTACCCAGTTCGAGGTCCTCTGCTCCACGACCCCCGTTCAGGCCACGCACGTCGGCAACGACTACGACGTGTCAGACGCCAACACCATCGACCTCGGTGCCAGCACCGACAAGGTGTTCCACGTCGACGAAATCGCCAGCGCGACCGACCTTACCGTCCTTGGCCGCTTCAACAAGCCCGCCATCGCCTAACGCATAACATATGTCCATCCGCACTTCAGACCTCGCGTCCCTTACCGGCTACCTCGACGAGATTTTCCGCGAGACCAGCGTCGCATCCATCGACGAGATGGTAGGCACCAAAATCTTCCGCGTCGAGGAGTCCAGCAAGCTAAACTACATCTATCAGGAAATCTACGGTCTTGCCGGCATCAAGGCCGTGGCCGAGGGTCAGAACCTGCCGCGCGTCACCACCTCCGAGGGCGACACCGCGACGTTCACCCAGAGCTACTACGGTGCCATGGTCGCCATCACCAAGAAGACCCGCAAGTTCTGCGACTTCAACGAGCCGCAGGTGGGCTACCTCGTCAAGACCGTCGTCGATGACGCTTGGCAGAAGATTGACCAGTCCATGGCCGACGTGCTGACCAACGGCTTCTCAGCGTCCAACTACACCGACGTTTACGGCCAGTCCGTCAGCGCCGCGTGCCCGGATGGAGTCGCCCTGTTCAGCGCCAGCCACACCAACAACCTGAACAGCACGACCTACCGCAACCTCATCAAGGACAGCGCCGCCACGGTCAACCCGCCGATTTCTCGCGAGTGCATCGTTCAGGCCCGCGTCGACGCCCTCAACCACAAGGACGTCAATGGCGTCAACCGTCCCGTCATGCTGGACACCATTCTCGTGTCCCCGACGAACTACGACGAGGCCATGCGCATCGTCAATTCGGACGTCCTCTCTGGTGAGTTTACCCGCGACTACAACCCGCTCAAGGGTCTGGTCAAGGTTATGCAGTGGTCCCGCCTCACGACCCGCACTGGCGGCACCGATACCAGCGCCTACTGGTTCATGTTCGACAGCAAGAAGGTAGGCGAGTCGCTCCGCTGCGTCTTCGCCGAGCGCCCGACCCTCGACGCGCCTGAGGAGGTCTACGAGAACAAGGACTGGGAGTACTCTATCGACTACTTCTACACCCTCGTCCGCGCCTACCCCGCCTTCGTCTGGGGTTCCAACTCGACTTCGGCCTAAGCCAATCAGTAACCTGAAACTCGCCTATGTCTATTAACTGGGGAAATCTAGTCGCCAAGGGTCGCGCCAAGGCCATCGGCATTCCGTGGACAGAGAAGGAACAGGCCGCTCTACAAGAGGGCGTGCCTGTCGACTACGTCAGGAACGGCGTTCTGACCATGAAGGAGTACGATGAGGTCAAGGTCGGACATGGCGGCGAGAAGCCCCTGACCTACATGACCAAGGCTGAGCTTCAGGAAAAGGCCAAGAAACTCGGTCTCGCGTTCGTCCAAGAGACGACGCGAGCCGAGCTTCTGGCTCTCGTTTATTCCAATAAGGAAGAATCCAGTCAACAGTCCACCGTTACTTCCTCGGTCGGTAAAGTTGACTAACCTCATATGCCTTCTATCTTCACAAAGATGGTGTCTTCGCTTCCTGGTATTCACATCAAGTCCAAGAGCAGGTACCACGACGCCGTCATCGCCTTCGACAAGGTGAATACCGCCCCGACTTCCAGCGGCACGACTAATGCCATGCTGTACGTCGACTCGTCTGGCAAGCTGACGTTTGCCTATAACGGCGTCGGAACCATCATCGGCGCTCCGGGCGCTGCCGCCACCACTTGGGAGGCGCTGTACGCCAACGACGCCACCATGGCGCTTACCACTGGCGCATGGACGATTACGCAGGGCGGCGCTTTCGGCGCTCTATCCCTCAACAAGACGAACGTGGGCGCTGGCGCTGTCCTTACCCTTGCCAACTCTGGCTCTGGCAACGACATCACCGGCCCCGCTTGGTCGCTCATCTCTACTGGCGCTGTCGGTATCCTTGAGCTGGCCTCTGGCGGTACTATCAATGCCACTGGTGGCGCTCTTGCTATCGGTCTTGCTGGCACGGCTACTACCCTCAAGGGTTCCCTAACGGTTGACCAGACTGCCACCATCACTGGTGCTGTCACCGCTACCGCTTCCGTCACCGTGACTGGTGCGGACGGCTCTAACGTCCTCACCGTCACCGCTGGTGATGTCGTCGTCTCCAACGGTTCCGTGACCGTCACCGACACTGACAACGCCGCCTCTCTCGCCGTCGTCAACAACACCGTCACCACGTTTGGCTCTGCTGCCGCTTCTGGCTTGGTTGAGTTCTCCTCGACCTCGCTCACTACGGGCACACTGCTCCATCTTGAGCTTACCGAGGGTACCCTCAACGGCGGCTACTACGTGCGTTGCTGGGACGTGACCGCCGGTGCGGCGGTGTTCAGCATCGCCGAGAACGGCGACATGGTCGTCGCTGGCACCGCTGGCTCCAACGCCCTTACGCTGACCGCTGGCGACCTGCTCCTTTCTGACGGTTCCGTCACCGTGGTAGACGCCGACAATGCGGCCTCTCTCTCGGTCACGAACGACACCGCCACGACCGCCTCCGTCGTCGTCGTCGCTGGTTCTGGCGTCTTCACTGGCTCCACGACTTCCAGCTTCGTGACCATCACGCCGTCTGGCCTCACTACTGGCACTGGCGTGTATATCCCGCTTGCGGCCATGACGACTGGCACTGGAATCAACCTAGTCGCCAACTCCCTCACGACCGGCACGGGAATGACCATCAGCTCGTCCGGCACGATTACCACCACTGGCGAGCTTCTGTCGCTTGTCGGGAACTCCGCCACGACCTGTACTGGCCTCCTGCGTGCCTCTGGCACTGGCCTTACGGACGGCTTCGTTGCCGAGTTCACTGGCGGCGGAGCGAACGCCTCGGCCTCTGGCGGCGTCCTCAACCTTGCCATGGGCGCGGCCACTGTCGGAACAGGCATCAAGCTGGTCACGTCTGGCGTCTATACTGGCACGACTGGCGTTCTTGGCATCACTGCCGATTCCGCCACGACTGGCATCATCGCCAAAATCAGCGCAAACGGTCTGACGACTGGTTCTGCGCTCCTTGTCACCTCGTCTGGGACGGTCACTTCCGCCGGTCAGGGTGTCGTCAACGTCGTCGCCTCCGGCATGACGACTGGCTCGGCCTTGAAGATTGACCTGACAGAGGCCACTCTCACCACTGGTAAGTACATCGAGTGCTACGACGACACGGCCGCTGCCGCAGTGTTCTCCGTCGCCAAGGACGGTGCTGTCGTCATCGCTGGCTCTGCCGCCGAGACTGACGCGCTGACCATCACGGCTGGTGACCTGTCGCTCACCGCTGGCCTCATCAACCTTGAGACTGGTACTGGGACAGCTAACGCCAACGCGGTCACTATCAGCAAGGCAACTGGCACCATCACCAGCTCGACGAATAACCTCGCGGCTGTCACTACCGAAACCATCACCCTTACCAACACCCGCATTTCCGCCACCTCTCACGTCGTGGCTTGGATTGAGGACGAAGGCACTGGCGGTGAGGTCGTTGTCCTTTCCGTTAAGCCTGGTGCTGGCTCTGCGACAATCCGCGTTCGCAACGTCCATGCCAGCTCGGCCATGACATCTGTCTATAAGGTCGGATTCATGGTGGTCAACAAGTAACTCTTAAGAACTGACCCGCCCCCGCTGTCCCTCTCAC